CTTGCGGACCTTGCCACCGCTCTCAGCGAACTCATCAAAGATGGTGCCCCTAGTACAATAGGGCGCGAACTTTGGGAGTCAACTACTCGCCGGGCGTATTTACATGCGACCGGTTCTGAGTATTTGAATGTTGAGTTTGGGTGGAAGCCTATGCTTGCTGACATCAATAAAACGATGGCAGCAATGGTTCGTGCAGATACTGTCATGCGACAGTATAAGCGCGATGCCGGTAGGCCTGTCCGCAGGAGATATGATTTTCCCACCTACAAGAACCGTGAGTTTACGCTTTTTAGCTCTGGTGTTAATGCCGTAGTAGGCTATAGCACCGGTGCTTGGGCGTCTTCTCCCGGTTTGACAGGCCAGGTTCTGCGACAGCGTGATACGCTGATAGAGAGATGGTTTTCTGGATGCTTTACTTACCACTTGCCGTTTACGCCAAGTGGTGAGGAGCATATCAGCAAGGCCAAACTATTTGGTCTTGATATTAAACCGTCTACTCTATGGAACCTGGCCCCTTGGAGCTGGGCCGTCGACTGGTTCGTCCCGGTTGGAGATGTAATTTCCAACTTGGAGGACTGGGCACAAGATGGTCTGGTTTTGCAATACGGGTACATGATGGAACACGCAAGTGTTACCGACACGTACACGTTCCAGGGTGATACGGGATATACTTTCTCGGATCGTCCTGGTGTATACGTTCTTCAGAATGAAACGAAGAAACGTATACGTGCAAATCCCTTTGGGTTCGGCCTAAGCTGGTCGGGATTGAATTCCCGTCAGTTGGCCATTGCTGCCGCTTTGGGTTTATCCCAGAGCGGCCGTAGTTAGTACTACACTACGTTAAACGCCAAAAGGGAGACCTAGTAGATCTCCTTAGGAGTGATGCCTATGTCGTTCGCCGATCCGCAGACCATTACCATCAGTGGCTCGACAATCTCCCTACCCCGCACAAGTGTGGGGGAGGACGAAAGTCAGTACACTAGTGGCGATGGCTTGACCCGCCTTCTGGCTTCCCATAACTATGGGAAGCGTATCAGGAGGATGGTGCGGCTCGACACGTCCAAGGTCGCCCCGGATCCGTTCCGACCGACGGAGAACGTCAAAGTGTCCATGTCAGTTTACATGGTCTTTGACCTCCCGCCGGCCGGCTATACGGCCGTGGAGGGACTCGCAGTGTACGCTGGCTTCAAGAACCAGCTTGCCGCGGGTACCGACCTGCTCCCCACCAAGCTACTAGGTGGAGAGTCGTGAACGATGATGACCTCCAGAAGCTCTTCGATCAATTGGGTCCTCTAACTGAGGTCCAATATCGAGTCTTCGTGGTGTTGATTGGTGACATTCTCACGGAGTACCTAAACTCGGAAGAGTTCCGGTGCATCCTTGAGTTAAAGGGAATCAAAGTAAAACGTGATTACCCCACCTTGAACCAGACAAACCTAGACGTTTAAAACGCGTTTAGGTCCTCTGCTCATGGTGATGCCGCCAAACGATGCCTTGAAGCCTGTGAATCGTGTCGAAATTCGACATGATCCACAAGAGTTTCTAGCCGATGAAGGGAAGCCCATAGATATTCGTATCTATGTGTCTCCCAAGGCTATTGCGGCTGGTATAGCCGCTCTAACCATTGTCGGTAGGCTCATCGAAACCATTTCAACGGCGATCATAGATCGTTTGTTGTAGTGGTTGCGAATTACTAGGCTAAGGATGTGATTCTCCCTATAGAAAGGGGGGCCACATGAAAAGCCTGATATCACTCTGGTCCAGAACAGCCAATGAATTGGCTGTTCGATGCCGCACAAGCGCCACTCGCGACGTAAAAACCGTCACGAGCCGGACAGAAAACGAGGGGTTATGGTTTCTTGCCGTAACCCTGGCGTCCTTTGGCAAAGCTACCGAAAAGTGGCTGAACCAAGGGTTCGTCGATCCTTGGGATGCTCCGAAGTTCGCAAGAACTAAGGGACATCTTACTGGGCGCCCTGCATTTCTGCAAGGGTTCCTTGATCGTGTTTTCTGTCCAGACAGTGGTGCGCTTATGGATGAACCAGACATCGAGGCAATCTATGCTATTCGTCAGTTAACACTGATGTTTAGTAAGATAGCTCTACCAGAGAATGCCGAAAGGGATTCTCACCCTGCTGGCGGCCGAGAGGTCGTCAGTCAGGATCGTGGTAGACTAGCGATGTCTGAATTTGTCCAGTGTGAGCAGGACGTTCGGGATGCGGATAGTAGACTTGATCCCC